ATGATCGGGGTGGCAGCACATGAATGCGGACACATCAATTTCAGTAATTTTGAAAAGCGCAGGATTTATGCTTCCGGAATCCGGGAGGGAATCTTATATCCGGAACTGCCAGAGCCAAAAAATGAAGAGGAAAAACAGGTACTTGGGGAATTGCAGGTATGTCTGGAGCAGAAAAAGGAGAAGGAATTGAGAGTGATCCGGGAAACGCTTTTGTATCTGCATAACATTCTGGAAGATATGTATATCGAAGCAAGGCAGTGTGCGGAATATGGCGGGATTGTACAAAAAGCCATCCGGTTCCTTGGAAGATGGGACATGGAACAGGCAGAAAGCATCCGGCAGATGCAGGAATACGGGATGGACAGCCTTTCCATCATGAAAAATGTCCTCCTGCAGTATCTGAGGAGCAAAAAAGTAAATGACTGGGAGCGCGCAGGCGGAATTTATATGGAAATGCTGGAGCGGTGCAAGGAGACGCTGGATGAAGTGGTAATCCCGGCAGACGAAGATGTGCGCTTCCGGGCGGCAAACAGGCTGCTTCTGATTCTGTGGGAGTTTGTAAAGGAGGCTTTTGAACAGGAAGAGAGCGGAAAAGAAGATACAGAACAAATTCCCCCTGAATATGAAGGCGGCGATGGAGCTGGGAAATGGAAAGAGTCCGCAGCCACAGATACAAAGGAAGGGGAAGAAAAAAGAAGACGTGCGGCTGCCGTTCTGGGCGGGGAACAGCAGGAAAAGGCAGCCGCGGAGGATAGCGTAAAGGAGATTAGCGACGAAATCGGAAAAATTGTGACAAAAATGGAACAGGAAATGCTTGAGCGGGAACTAAAAGAGAACGCAGATAAGATGGATCTGGGAGAAATCCATAACGGGTATAGGCTGCGGATCATAAGACCAGAGCCAACATTGGAACAGATTGCACGATATGAAGTAATGAAAAAGAAGGTGGATGCAGCTGCAGAAAAAATGGTACGGTTGATTGCCCCGCATTTGGAGGAACAAGAAAGATTTCAGAAAGGGATGGTACAGGGGAAAAAAGTCTGTGGGAGCCAGATTTACCGCAGGGATGGCAGGATTTTTAGGAGCCGGAATATTCCGGGCAACCAGGACGCGGCGGTGGGGGTATTGATCGATGAGTCCGCATCCATGGATATCCATAACCGGATTGGCAGTGCGCGATATACCGCCTGTGTGATATACCGCTTTTGCCAAAGGCTCGGGATTCCCGTGCTGATTCTTGGTCATTCCACAGGAATTGGCGAGAAAAAAGAGAGTGTTGAGCTGTATTCCTATGCAGAATTTGACGCATGGGATCAAAAGGACTGTTTTCGCCTTACGGGAATCCGTTCCAGATGGAACAATAGAGACGGGGCTGCCTTGGCATACGCAGGGATGCGGCTTGGAAAAAGAGCTGAGGGACAGAAGCTTTTATTTGTTATTTCGGATGGGCTTCCTCTTGCGGAGGGGTATCGGGGGGAAGCAGGGATAGCGGATACCAGACGGGAAAGAGAAAAGCTGGAGCACAGAGGAATCCATGTGATGGCAGCGGCAATCGGGGAAGACAGGGAACTGATTAGACGGATTTATGGAAAAGGATTTTTGAACATATCGGATACGGAACGGATACCTGCGGCAATGGCGGGGATCATCCGGCAGTATATGGGAAAGTAGGTGAAAGGCTTGGAAAAGAATGGTGGAAAAACCGATTACAGCAGGATCACTTCGCGTCAGATCGCAGTATATAAGACAGATAAGGCACTTTTGGAGCTGGTAGACAGCTTGAAACCGGCGGGAGCTTCTTATCCGGCACACATCCATGCATCCGGGGAAGAGGATGAGGAAGGATATTCCCTGATCCGTCTTCAGATGGTGGATTATTCTGCAGGAACTGGTCAGAAGTCTGTCAGTGTGTATGCAAACATCAGCCCGGATGAGGCACTATACCTGTATTCCAGAATATTCAGCGGTGTGCAGACTTTTTTCATGTCCCGGCAGAAGATATTTGGGGAAGCAAAAAAAGAAGGGTATGCCAATGTGACAAAGCTTATGGTCAGCAGGTATGAAACAGACAGCGCTGGAAAAAAGCGGGCATATCCGTGGTCAGTCCAGATCCAGAACGGGATTGGAATCAAAGGGAAAAACAGCAACGGGGGGACATACTGTAAAAAGGATAGTTTTGTTTCGGATGGAGCTGCAGAAATCTTTTTAACGGATGCGGACATGTTCCACATGTTTTCGCGGGCAGAGGCATGGATCCGGGCATTTGAACGGGAACAGACAGGAAGAAAGCAGAGAAAGGAGAATTTTGGCAGTCTGTACAGGCTGCTCAATAAGGAACTGGAAGGGCATTTTGCGGGGCTCTATCAGAGATTTGAGGAAATGGGGCTTTTGGAGCCAGATGAAAAGGCAGCCTGAATTTTTTAGAATCTAACTTATTGTAATGGTATCTATATTCAGGGACGATAAGAAAGATTTTATGATACAGACCAGTTTCAGATTTAAGAAATAAATAAATTCCCGGGTGTCGAAAAGGCAGCGGCAGGGCAGATATAAACGGATTGTTTGTACCTGCCCTTTTTATTCCCGTGAAAAATTTGGGGGAAAATTCAACTTGAGAGAAGAGGGATGTGTCTTCTGAAATAGGAACTTACTTCATATATGGAGGATTTGTATAATATCGAGATTTACCGGAGGAAAGCAGAATGGAGAAAAGACAGGGAGCATTGTATTTTGACAGGGAAGAGGAGCGCTATAATATTCGTTTCGGCTTGGAAGAATGTTATCATGGCCTGTACTGCGGGGAAGGGCTGGAGGTGCTGGTAGGAAAAAGATGGGTGCGTACCCGGATTGAAAAGGCAGCGGACTGGTATCTGGTTGGGATTGATACGGACTGGCTGGACGGGCTGCGGGTAAGGGTATGAGTAAGCTTGCTATTTGCAAGTGTGGATGGTAAAATTACAGGTAACAGGGAGAGCATAGAAAGGGAAGGAATGACAACTGTAAGGAAGGGGCTGAACAGATGGGAAGATTCTTAAATCCGGATAACAGTGCGTTTCAGGTAGCGTTAAATTCAGAAATTTATGTTGATAAGACAGGACTGTTAGAATATACGAACAGGGTAATGGGGACAAAGCAGGGGTATATTTGCAACAGCCGTCCGAGACGGTTTGGAAAATCCATTACGGCTGACATGCTCACGGCATATTACAGCAGGGGTTGTAGTTCTAGAGAAATGTTTGAAAAATTAAACATTGGTAAAAGTACGGATTTTTTGGAACATCTTAACCGGTATGATGTGATTCATCTGGATATCCAGTGGTTTCTGGCAACAGTGGACAGCGTTGATGAGGTCATAAACTTTATTACGGACAGCGTGCTTGTCGAATTGCGGGAGAGTTATCCGGATGTTTTGCCGGAAGAGGTAAATACAGTACCGGATGCGCTTTCGCGGCTCAGGGAAGAAAACGGTCAGAAATTTGTTGTAATCATTGATGAATGGGATGTTCTGATTCGGGATGAGTCGGCAAATGGCAAAGTCCAAAAAGCTTATATTAATTTTTTAAGGGGAATGTTTAAAGGATCGGAACCGACAAAATACATCCAGCTTGCGTATTTGACAGGAATCTTACCGATTAAAAAAATCAAAACCCAGTCGGCGTTAAATAATTTTGATGAATTTACGATGCTGGATGCCGGCAGGCTGGTTTCATTTGTAGGTTTTACAGAAGATGAGGTAAAGACACTTTGTGAAAAATACCGGATGGATTTTGAACAGGTAAAAAAATGGTATGATGGGTATTGTTTGGGGGAATGCCATATTTATAATCCGATTGCAGTAGTAAACCTTGTAACAAAAGGAAAATTTAAAAGTTATTGGTCAGAAACCGGCACCTATGAGGCAATCGTGCCTTTGCTTAATATGGACTTTGAAGGTTTGAAAACAGCAATTATTGAGATGTTGGGAGGAAGTCGGGCAGAGATTGATGTATCTTCTTTTCAGAATGATATGGTAAGTTTTGCAAACAGAGATGATGTGCTTACGTATCTGATCCACCTTGGGTATCTGGGCTATGACGAGGATGCAGAGGCGGCATTTGTGCCGAATGAGGAAATCAGGCAGGAACTGACAAAAGCGATTAGAAGAAATGCGTGGGATGAAATGATCCAAAATCAGAGATGTTAGGATTGATTGTTGGAATATGCATATTTTTGTAATGGAATGGTAATTGATAGGGAGTGAGATGCTTTGTCAGAGTGTCAGAAACTTGAAAGGGTTTCTGCACTTTTTAAATTCATTCGTATTAAATTTGACCAAAAATGAGGGGAAAATGTCGTTTCGTGCATAACATGTTGAATTTGTAATAAATTTATGAATAATAGAAATTGAAATAGAATTTAAGGTATTTTGAAAAGGGAGGCGAATCCGATGCACAACGAATTTTTTTTAGTAGTACTTAGAAAACAGAAGAATTGTGATG